TAAGGTAATATTCCTAGACTATCTTCAGCTTATGAGTGGACAAGGCAAACAAAACCAAAACCGAGAGCAGGAAGTAAGTTTTATAAGCAGAAGCCTTAAAGCCTTAGCCAAAGAGTTGGAAGTACCTATTATCGCATTATCTCAGCTATCTAGAAAGGTTGAGGAAAGAGCTGACAAGCTACCAATGTTGTCTGATCTTAGAGAATCAGGCTCAATCGAACAAGACGCTGACATTGTTATTATGCTCATGCGACCATCTTACTACGAAATGAAAGAACCAGTTGAGATTGGTGGTAAAGAATACAATCCTGACGACCTTGTTATCGTAAAGGTAGAAAAGAACAGACATGGTAAGACTGGTAATATACCTATTAGATTTATTGGTGAAACAACCACATTTGAAGACTATAAAATTTAAACTATGAAAACAGCAATGCAAGAATTATTAGATATTACTTATAAGTCTATATCTAATGCTAAAGAACTAAAGTTAAATGGTCTTAATGATCAACGTGAAATAGACATTTTATTGAATGTATATAATGTTTATAGGGTTATAATAGAAAGAGATATGCTTGAAAAAGAAAAAGATAGAATGTTTCATTCTTTTTATGCTGGAGTTGGATATGATGAAGTTTTAGATGATTGCGACAAAATATTTGAACAATATTATAATGAAGTATTTAACCAAAACAAATAACTATGAAAACAGCAATGCAAGAATTAATTGAGTTAATTGTAAACAACAAAACTAGGCTTGATATAATTGAAAAAAATCAACAAATGTGGCTTGAAAAAGAAAAAGAGCAGATAATTACCGCTTTTGAAGTTGGATATAAATCTTGCGATTTAGATGAAACGTTTGAAATTAATAGGAAATTAGCAAGTGGAGAACTGCACTATAACAAAACTTATAAATAAAACAAATAACATGGAACAAAACATCACACTAATCGACCAAAAATTCCCTGAAGTGGAATATGTACAAGGAGAAGACCTTAACATCGAGAACATGAAAGAACGTATCGTTACTAAAGCATGGTATGATACTGCTAGATTTAACGACATAACAGACATAGCAGTTGGTATCGGTATGGGTACTAGAACACTTTTCTTTTATGCTAAGAAACTAAAACTACCTAAGAGAAGTGGACTTAAATAGGAACTATAAGAATACTCGTAAGTTCGACATAGAACAAGCTAAGGCTAAAGATGGCACTTACCAGGCATTGTTATTGTTTGCTAGGAACACAAAAATCCTCGTTATCCAACAGCCAAAAGCCCTAAAGCAGAAATATATGTGGCTTGAATATGAGAATAATGGTAAACCTAGTGGTATAGCTGATACAAGAGTAGAGTTCTTTGCTATCAACTTTGACCTTAAAGATAGAATCTACTTTATAAGGGCTGAGATGCTTAGAATAAAGGCAAGAAGACACTTTAAATGGGGTAAAACTAAGATAGTCGAGGGCATAAGATATGTAAAAGTTCCAACTGTGGAGATGATACGTTTCGATTAATTGATGTAATTTCGTTTATATGACATACAAAACAGCAAGTGACTTAACCAAGATGATGCTAGAATATTTAGATAGTTTGGGTTATGAAGTATGGAGGAATAATAACCTAGCAGTTAAGGGAAGGTCTTTCATTGGTAAGAAAGGTTTACCTGACATTATTGGTTACCATAAGAACTATGGTCAGTTCATTGCTTGTGAGATTAAAGCTATAGGTGATAGGTTAAGCGTATCACAAATAGAGTTCTTAACTCATTTAGGTATGTGCGGTGGCACATCTATTGTATGTCAACAAGTATCAGACGGAACAATTAATTTAACAATATTTTTAGACAATGGCGAAAGCAAAATCAGCATCTGGGACGAGTATAAAGGTGAGTTTCGGGAAGCGTAAAGAAGGGAAGGCAAAGAAATCTTATAACAAACATAGTCCAAGACCTAAAGCATATCGTGGTCAAGGACGCTAAACAACAATTATGGAAAATCAAGAATTAGAAAACAAGGCAGAAAAAGTAACTAAGACAACTAAACAAGAAGTTAAGGTTACTGTAGTTCCTAAAGAAAGCAAGTTTGTAACTGCTGAAACTATTAAGTTAGTAGAAGACATCTTAAACGATGGTACAGTAGATATTAAATGGAGAGCACAACTTAAAGAACAAGTAAGAAAATATAAAGGGTATGGAGAATAAGTATGACACTATAGTCGAGTCTGTGATTACTAAGTATAAAGATAGAGCTAACATTGGCTTTACGAAATACGGAACTAACCTAGACAGAACTGACTTAAACACCAAAGAATGGGCTGAGCATTTACAGCAAGAACTTATGGATGCTGTATTATACTTAGAGAAATTCAAAGAAGGAATTAAAAATAGTTTATAAACCAAAACAAATATCATGGCAACACAAAAAGAGAACTTCTTAGGAAGATGTTTCACACTTAGATCAGCTTACGGATCATTCAGAAAAGTATCATTCGGTCCAGAGGACTTAAAGAAACTAAATGAGTTCGCAGCATCTAACAAAGGATGGTGTTCTATCCTTATCAAAGACAAAAAGAACGCAGGACCTGAACAAAGTGATTTCTATTGCGAAATGGATACATTTAAAGCAGGTGATTACAAACCAACAGATAAAAAATTACCATTTTAGTTATGAACTCAAAAATTTATAGAGATATTTTAATTAACTTATCACTTTTATTAGTAGGTTTGTATCTACCATTCGCTTTCATTATCAATAAGTATAACCCAACAATGTGGGAATGGTATGAAAGAGCATTATACGTTATATCTGTTGCAGTAACTATAGGTTACGGAGCTAATCAGTATAACAAAAAGTAGTATGTTTTGTTTGTAGTTTAATAGTTAGACGCTGCTATTCTTAGTAGCGTCTTTTTTATGTATCAAATTGACTTATATCAATAAAACATAAGTCAAAAAGTAGTAGTTTTACTACCTTTTATGATCGATAAATGAACTTTATATGAGCGATAAAAAACCCCCAGATTTTACCTGAGGGTTAACCAAAACTACACACAATCACACACCACACATGAGAGCTATTTTAATTATGACTATTTCTAGTGTCATAAAACTTTGTCAATACTGATCCGTAAAGGACTGCTTGATACCTTGTAGTAAAACTATCCATAGATTCGTTTACATAGAAGTAATCCTCATTGGACATATATACAAAACACCTATCACTATTTTCTTCATCAGCCGTTACACTCGCCACCTGATAGATGTTGATATAAGCATCCGATTCCTCAGAATTATCCTGGAAATCATAGCTTTCATCTTCCTCTTCGGTCAGTTGTATGATGTGCATTAACATTTGTGATACTATTTTTAAGTACAGTAAGTCGTAATTCCTTTACAATCAACTCAAGCCTAGCTTCTAAATGAGTCTTTTCTTTCATTAATTGGTTAATCTTAACGTCTACTTCTCTGTTCATACAAATTTACGATTTAATTCTAATGGAAATAAAAAGTGCATACCCCATTGACAACCAATGCAATACACACTTTCTTTATATTTACTAGACTATAGTTACTTTCTAGGTAACCTAATAATCTTACTGCCTAGAGGCATCGGAACAAATATAGCAACTCTTCCGCCATCTAGAACAACTCCACAACCTAATGTGGGTCTTTTGGGGAAAGGTCGTGAATACTCCATAGCATAGGCATCAATATCGATACCACAGCCTACATTCATACCGAATATCATGTCCTTGTCAGATGAGCTGTAAAGCACACCTCCAAAGCTATGTATATGACCTATTACTGTTGATTGTCGAGCATCTCTTGCTCTATTGATTGCACCTGCTTGTCCTGATGAACCTGTACCATGAGTATATAAAACACCGTCTATTTCCCATTCTAAAGCCCATTTCCAGCCTTTAGGAGCATCCCAAGCTTGTTCATAGGACTTGATAAAACGTTCTGGTAAACCGCTTGTTTGAGCCTTTCTTTTATGAAGGGCTGAGTGGTTACCAATACATACTTTTACGTTAGGGAATTGTTTGTACCATTTATACATAGCAGCTTGTGCTAAGTCTGCTTCTCTACCTGCTCCATGTCCGTCAGGTTTTGATTCATGGTAACTGATGGCATGATTGTCAACTTCATCTCCAATGTGTACAACCTCAGAACATTGAAACTTATTCGCTACTTCATAGCAAAAAGCTTTATATCCAGGATGACAGAATGGTTCATGAGTGTCGCCTATTACTAGGACATTTTTCTTGCTCATTATGTGTGGTTTTGGTTTTGGTTTATTTTACTAACTTTTCGTTACCCTTATAAGTAACATAGTTAGTTCTTCCGCCTGTTTTATCTTTAGCAATCAATATTTCTTGCTTTAGATTATTAGCATCATAAGCTACATGAACCCATCCTAATTTACCATCCTTTGGAAACTCTGCTATTAACTGCTTAAATTTAAGATTGTCTTTGATATAGTGAAATATATCATTGTTTGTATATGTGCTACCTGAACCATCTTGATCGATATCTGCCGCACAACCAAAACTATGATCTGATTTTAATGCTCCACCTATGAAGTGATTAAGCATCTTTGACCTGTAACCACTAGAAAGCGTAATAGGACCAAACTTCATTCTGATTGGTTCTAATACTTTTTCACATAGTACTTTAATGTTTTCAATGTGTTCAGGAGTTGGCTCGTTAGATACTCCATGTCTTTTTGCTGATTCACTACGAGTAAACTCTATAAGTGAAAAATGTGCTGTTAATTTCATCTTAAATAATTTGATTTACAAAATATGCTAATCCTAGCAACCACAATAGGAAGCCAAGTGTTAAAATTATCTTTTCGTTCTTAGGCATCTTTCTTAAATATTTTCTCTACTGAGGTTAAACCTAAGCAACCGAATGCTAACAAAGCTACTGATTCTACAAGTATTGAACTTGGAGCTATATGCTCTTCACTAAAACTATTGTGATATACTGTAACACATAATGTAATTACACATAACAAACCACATAAACGCTTCATGCTGAATCTACCGCTATCTTCTTGGAAAAACTGTTTCATATTATTTAATTTTTATTAATGCTAATGCTACAAACAAAAGCAAAGTCCATAATCTATTTATACCTTGTTCTTGTTCAAACTTTTCTTTAAACTCTGGATCAATTCCTGTACTAGATTTAATATTTTGGATATGAAATCTGTAAATATTGACTGAATCTTCTTTACTGCGTAGTTTACTATTTGTTGTAACATATAAATTGTTTTTAAGTGATAACGAGTCCTTATAAGCGATTATTGTATCGTTATAGGACTTATATAATTTGTTAATAGTGTCTGCTTGACCAATGGTCATTATAACAACAGAATCACCCTTAATCTTTTTTGTAGTGGGATATTGGGAGTAGCTTGAAACTGACAGCAGTATCATTGCTAACACTATCCAAAGTTGCTTTAACTTCATTTAGTTCGGTTTTTAGTGTGGTTATCTCTTGCTTAATCTCAGCGAACTTACTAACGGTAGACGTTACTATAGCTTCTTTAGCCTGATCAGCTTTAACTTGAACAGCTTTGTTCTTAGTCATTGTGCTATTAAACTCAGTCATAAATTGCTGGAACTCCTTATCTTCAGTTACTGCTTTATCTTCTTTTTTAGCTGTAACATTTATAGTAGTTGCTGTAACTGTTAGAAAACCAAATATCAAAAGAATAGATTTCATTGCCTTTTATTTAACTGTTGATTTAATAGCTCCCATAGCATCTAAGGTTTCAAGCTTAGTTGTAGTAGAACTTAATGCTGTTTTACACTCAATTAAAGCCTGAGTCTTTAGGCTATCCTTATACTCAAGATTAGTTATCCTAGCGTCTTGAGAGTCTATCTGATTGTTGAAATTGCCTCTAATGTCTACATAAAGAACAGTTATACCGATTATAACTAGGAACATAGTTCCTTTGATTGGGTCTTTACTAAACTGAGAAAAGCTAATCGGTAGAGGATTAGCACTTACATTAACGTCTTTTTTAGCTGCCATTTACTTACTTTTTACCTATTTTAAAATATACACTACCTGAGTAGCCTATATTAAAGTTTTTATTAATATTTACATTAAGACCTATTAGAGCCTTATTTTTGGCATTAAGCATGATTCCAGGACTTAGTACTTCTAAGCCATTAGACTCGCTTAAATCGCCTCTAAAGCCTAAATAAAGGGTATTCTTAGCTTTAGCTGCCTTAGTAATGGTGGTAAGTATTGTTTTTTCGGTTATTTTAGCCTCAAATCCCCTTGATTGGATCATATTTTGGCTTATAGTGTCGTTGATGACAAAGGTATTAGAATCTACATTAATGGTGTCAGAATACGCATAAGTACGCATATAATCGGATACTATGCGTATAGTATCATGTACGGTAATTTGTACAGAATCATGTACAGTATCTGTAGCTATTATAACAAAAGGAATATCTTTTCCTTGTTTCCACCTGGTGGTTACATTTGTTTGATATACAGTATCGGTCTTTACAGACTCTATAACAGCACTTGAGCTATGGCATGAGTCGTAAACCCACACCATAGCAAAGAAGCTAACAATAATGATTAAATAGTCCTTAATATGCTTCATTATTCAGCACCTTCTGTAGATTGTTCAATAGCTTTTTCAACAATTGGCTCTGGTACAGGAGCAACATAATCACCTGTGATTGTTAGTTTAAGTTTAGCAGCTAACCAATCCCAAGCATAAGCATTAGCATCAGAAGCACTATTGTAGCTAACATAATCAGCACCATTCATATCAACAGTTCCATTTACTAAAGGAGATATATTAATGTCTACTTGTTCAAATAATTGATAGTAAAAAGTTGCATTGTCTACAAGATTGTCTGAATTAACTTGAGAATATAACACACTTGCTTGTTTTGACTCTCCATTTATCCATATGGTTAGTGGATTAATTGTTTTCATTTTATATTTTTTTTATTGTAATTGATAAGACCTAACGTTTCCATCTTGTTGTATTAATGCAGTTGCACCTACCGCTATTGTTATACTTGAAACAGCTGTTGCGGAATTATTTATAATATTAGTACCACTAAAAGCATTTAAAGTAAGTACACCTGTACCTGCATTTTTAATCCAAAACATTTGATTTGTTCCGCTTGGATTAGGTAATGTCCAAGTTGCCGTACCTGTACCATTGTAAATCCAAGTAGTTGTAGCAGTTGTTATTGTTAATGTTGTACTTGTACTTGCAGTTGCATTAGGACTAAATCCAAGAGTGTAAGTTGTTCCATTATTAATAAAACTAAATAATGAATTATCACCTGCACCATTTACATTTAATCTTGATGTTGTATTTATAACACCAGCCGATGTGATTCTCATTCGTTCGCTTCCGTTAGCTCCAAAACCCAATGCACCAAGAGAAGGAGAAAATAAGTAAGGGGATGTAGATGCGGGGTCTGTTGAACCATAAACATTTACTGCTTCACCACGAATAACTCCTGCAACTTCTAATTTTTGACTTGGCGAACTCGTTCCGATTCCAACGTTACCACCCGTAGTTATAACCATCCTATCACTTACGTTTCTAAATACTAAAGAGCCTGATAAATAATCTGATTGATGTCCAAATATCCAAGGTGTGCCACCTGGACTACCTAATAATTGATATTGAGCAAAAGCTCCTGCTGCTGTTTCTACTAATGAAACTACATTGCCAGAACCTGTAACGTGTAGCTTTTGACTTGGACTAGTCGTTCCGATTCCAACGTTACCACCGCTTGTGATTGTCATTTGTGTAGTAGGATTTGCACCACTTGCAGCAGTTAAAAATCTCATTTCACTTGGCACACCAGAATCCGCATTTGAAACGATATCCATTGTTTTAGTATATGGTGAACCATTTGCAGATTGATAACTTGATATTTCAAATTGAGCTACTTTAGAATATGTTCTATATGCACTTAATCCAGCCGTATACCCTAATATTGAAGCACCAGCCGTTACACTACTTGAGAATGTAGCACTTCCACTTACTTGTAGTTTTGCACCATTATCCGATGTAGTGTTTATTAATACATTACCACCAACACTTGGAGTACCTCCTGTTAGTGTCATAATCATATTGCCATTAGTGTATAACATTATTGGTGAAGAACCTGTACTATAAACTAATGTAGCATTTGGTGAACTACCTAAATAAGAACCACTATTGTTGTTTTTACCAAAATATGTAGTTCCATCAGTATTTGTTACTTGTAAAAAAGCAGCACTTGTATTTGTAGAAGGTATAATACTTATTTGCCCATTTTCACCAGTTGTAATTGATTTTGATGAAGTTAAAAATCCTGTAATAGTACCACCACTAAGAGGCAATAAACTACTCGTAGATATACCACTATCTGTTAAAATATTACCTGTTATATTAGCTATTGCCATTTTCTTTTCTTTTTTGTAGCATTTTTATATGCTTATTTGTTACAAAGTTCTATTTTGGAACTAACCATTTGTTACATCTTCTGTCACAAAATTTCCAATAATTGTGACATCAATTTGTTCCGCAACCCACTCATACGCATATTCGTTTGTTGCCCAATTATCGTAATCTTCTCCTGTCATTGTTAAGTTACCTTGTTGTAACTGACTTTGAGTATCACTTAAAAGTGCATAGTAGAAAGTAGCAGATGTGCTTAAATTGTCATTGATGCAGTATGCGTTTAAAATTACTGCTGTTCCTAAGTTTAGTGGGAATACCACAGGTTGAATTGTTTTCATTTTTATATTATTTTATTTTATACCATTGTTAAAGATTTCCAAGCACCACCGCTATACACATATACCCCTTCTGTTCCGTCTGTTTGATATACCATTAATCCTGTTGCAGGAGAAGATATTGCAGCTCTTTGAGCAGCAGTCATTCTTGGTGGTAGGAAGCCTTTTGTAGTGCTTTCAATTTCAAAAACCGCAGATGCAGGAATAGTTGAAGTTGATTTCATTATCCCAACAGCACCACTATCTGTGGTAGTTATCATAATTGGTTCTAATGAAGTATTATTATTAGTTATACATATATTATTTGTATTTCCTAATGATGATTGACCAAATTTTTTAGTCCCACTTCCTGTGCTTCTTATAAATAAATCAAATTGAACGTGTGCATTTCCATAAATACCCGTTGAACTACTATTTATACCATATATCCCTGAATTATTAGCGGTAGAAGTCCACATTCTTATTTGTCCACCTGAAGCATTGCTTAAATGAACTAAATCCTGTACCCTTGCAGTACCATTTACATCTAACCTAAAGCCTGCGTCTGTGAATGTACCACCGTTTTGAATAGTAACATTACCACTTTGGAAAATTCTAAAATTCTCATTAATAGTTCCTGCATTATTTCTATTTTGAATAGCAAAATATGGGTTTTGATTATCTACATTGCCCGATACCAAATTTATTATTGAAGATACACTTGAAGCAGTATTGACTATTCTTATTGCTGTAGTATTAGCGTTATTTGCAATCGTTGTAAAAAAAAGTGCAGATAAATTATTTCCTGTTGTAGTGTTTTGAACTCTCAATCCAATATTACTAACCCCCGTAAACGCACCATTCGTAAATGTTGGGTTTATATCAAGACCAACAAGAACGTCATTGTTTGCTGCTGCTACTAAAGTAGTGTTTAATAACTGACCTCTTGCTATTGCACTTGATGCAGTTTCAGAGCCTCCTAATGTGAACTTGGTTGCAGTTCCAAAAGTAGTAGTACCTAATGCTAAATCACCACCTGAACTTAAAGTTAATTGAGCAGTACTTGAACCACCTGCTGCAAAGTTTATATTACCTGATGCAAAGTCGTTTAATATAGAAATATTTCCTGCTGTAGAATTATTAAATATTATTGCATCTCTTGAAGCTAATGTTTTATACGATGTAGTTGCAGTAGAATATTTTACAACAGAAAACTGACCTGATGTAGCATCTGATGTTATTTGAATACCAGACACAGATAATGCACCAGATGTAGTATTATTTATATCAAGACGAGTTTGGGCATTTGCATTTTTGCTTATTGTTATATTATCTTGTACTCTTGCAGTACCATTAACATCTAATTTAAAGCCTGAATCTGTTGCAGTACCTAAATGCATATTACCATTTGCTCTTAACCATAATAATGGAGAACCACCATAAAATGTAAATGTTGCAGCATTTGATGTGCTTCCTGCTCCTGCATTATAAAAATTAAATCCAACAGTATTATTTAAAGATGCAGCAGTACCTAATGTAAAAGCAACTGATTGTGTTGCAGTTAAGTTAGGTGCTAACATATCAAGTGTATTAACATAAGTTGTAGAACCATTATTTGTTAATAATGCAGTACCTAATGTTGTTGAATTTGATGTTGATGTAATTGACCTTGCATTTGATACAACACTTCTAAAACCACCACTTATATCTAAAGCAAAAGTAGATGTTGTAGTTGTGCCAATAAGTAACTGCCCTGCTAAATAGTTAGCAGCAGAACCATTCATATATAAATTCCAACGATTAGTACCGCTTGGAATGTTTCCGTAGAAACCAAAGTTGTTAGTTGCACCAATTAATGAAGATGCAGCGTGAAAACCAATTTGACTTGTAACTGTTGAACCTGCTCCAAATGTACCTTGTGATGCAAAATTATGATGTAAAAAATTTAAAGTAAATGTTGCCGCTTGAGTTGATGCTATACTTCTATAATAATAAGCATTACTTGTTACATCTGATAAAACTGTACCATCATTGACTATACCATAAGATGTAGCTAATCCTGTAATGTCTTTTGAAATTCTTATTGCATATCCAGTTAAAGGTCCAGCACCAATCCCCAACAAACCACTTATAAAGCTATTAGAACCCAAACTAATCAAAGTACCACTATCTGTAATATTACTATTACCTATTGCACTTGCACCTGTGAACTTAGGTAAAGTGTTTGTTGTACCTGTACCTGTTACAGGGTTAGTTAAAGCATTCTGCTTATTATTAAAAGTTGTCCAATCCGTTGAACTTAACTTACCTGTATTTGTAGCCGAAGCAATAGGTAGGTTAAAAGTATGAGTATCACCAGTTGAAGCGATAGTAAAGTCAGTACCGCTTGTTCCTGTGGTTAAAAATTGTGATTGGTCTGTTAAGTTATTCAAAGAAACCATACCCTTAGATAAAGTAGTAACTACTTGACACAAATGTCCATTCTCGGTATGTAAAGTAACTGTTCTACCATCTACGTTTACATAGATTCTAATTGCCAATCTATCCGTTAAAGCTAAAGCAGCAGTAGCGACAGGAATAGCAAAATAGTAAGGTGCTATTATAGTTCCTTGATTAATATATTCAGGAACTCCAACGCTACTACCTAATAAGGTAAAAGTTGTGCCATCGTACTTATAAAGTTCTGCATAGAAAAAAGGATTGCCTGTATCGTTACTAACACTAAAATAGAACTCACAATTAAAATTACCGCCAGGAATTGATAATACATCAGGGTCATTAGCATCCGTTAAATAACTTGCCACATATCCGTTAGCTGCAATAGCAATGTCAGTTCCAGCACCTATAATTGGTTCTTTATTTAACTCTCTATATGCAACTCCACCTATTGTACCTTGTGAAACACTTGAGTTAAGATAGTAAGAAACCGAACTTCCGCCACCACTTGATGTTGGGAAATCCGCTAACGTACCATCCCCTCGTACATATTGAGAAGCAGCACCATCTAAAGCAGTTATTACACCACTATTAGCCACTACTGGACCTTGTATGTCCCTTATCTTTGCTTCCCCTGATACCTGTAATTGTGAACTCATTTATATATAAATTTTAACTATTATTTTGCAATTATTCTAACAAACTCATCAACCTCTAAAGCTCTGCCAAAGGTAACAACTCCTGTCGAAGCGTTAAATGTAACATTGTCGCCTGTTGGTACACCTGAAGTTTGTATTGTTCTAACCTCCATACCACCTCTTGTAACTGACAAGCAAACTCCACCTATTGCACCTGCAAAGATTACTGTTGTTTCACCGCCACTAGCTGTATATTGATACATTATCACATTTGAAGTTTCTATTACCACTCCACCACCAGGAGTAACTTGTGTACCTGTTATATTATAAGCACCAGAGCCTTGTAGTGACACGCTATATGTCGAGGCTGCCTCTACCCCTGCACTTAAACTAAGTGAGCTTAAATTGGCTGATCCTGTGAATACTGAGTATCCTAGAGTACCACTACCATCTCCATTGTCATTATCCACTTGGAACTTAATTAAGATAGGTTGTCTTGTCAACTGAAGGTTAGCCAAGAATAAGTAAGAATAGTCGCTTAAAGCAACAAAGCCATCAGCATTGATAGACCATGAAGCTACGTCATTCTTAAACTCTTTAAACCATGCAGAACTTTGAGATGTTACTTCCTTTTGATCTACTGAAACCTCAAAAGAGCAGTTTGTAGCTGCTCCAAATGGGATTGTTGTAGGTATAGTTGTAATCGCTGAAGCATCATTAGAACCTTGTGTATAGAATGTCATTGTTTTTGTAGTAATCTGACTTGCTACCACTTGTATAACTATTCTTTCATTCGACAATAATGTTGCACCTGGAAACGCAAATGTTTGTGTGTATTGTTTAACAGCTAGTTGTGTAAAAAATATGGAGTTTGTAGTTCCTATAGATGTCAATGTTGTACCATTGTATTTGTATATATGGTAGTAGAATCTAGGTGCTGATACCAAATCATCACTTATCGATGCAAAAGCATTAAAAGTCCAAGTACCAGAAGGTATTGATAATGTTGGAACATCTGTAATAAATCCTGCAACTATACCATCTGAAGTTTTAGTAAAATTCGTAGCTACTCCGTTACTATCAAGTAATCCAAATTGCTTATAACTTAAACCACTAATGGTAGTTACCGAAGTAGAACCATTAAAATAAAAGGTTGGGTTTGGGTTTGTATAGTACAATACTATGTTCGTTCCGTTTATTACTGATGCCATTATTTATATTTTATATTATCCATAAGTTTCTAAAATCTCTCCTGCTCCACTAATTCTGTAAGCTTGGAAGTAAGTGTCTGTTACTAATACCTTCCACCAAATATTAGCACCATTAAATCCTACATTTAACAAGTCATTTGTATAGAAGAAATCACCAATACTTGGCACTCCTATATCTTCAAGATATATCAAATTACTTGTTAAAGGAGCTGCATAAGCTAATTCCTTAGTTAAATAACCATTTGACCTAAAGTGACCATAGCCTGTTTCAGCAGTTGATAATTTATTGCTATCATATATAGTAGTCATTGTTGTAGATACATTATTAGGGTTTACCTCTAGTAAAGTAGCTGCTATAACATCATTAGGCAAGTCTATAGTAGAATTGCCAATTATATATCTCTTGTCGTTAACGCTAATTTGTGCAGGGTCGGTATCTATAGCCCTAATAGGCATAGCACCACTAAATCTACCTTCTGATGTTTGCATACCCATAAATGCAGCATCTAGATTTATTATGTTTTTATTTAAGCAGTTTGAGTATTGTTTTACAACTAACTCACTTAGGCTTCTATATATATCTGTTGGGTATTCCTGTCTGTACCAATTTTTTAAGTTTAAACCAGCCGAATCACTTAAAAATCCCTTGTAGCTATACTTGCCATCATTTATGTCATTAAAGCCCATTGGTAGGTCTATTTCAAGCACATATTCATTATTGTTAGTAATATAGCTTTCTGTTGTTAGGCTGATAAAGGTGGACTGTAAATCAATTTTAAAATTACTTACATCTGCACCTGCAATGGTAGATTTCCAATAAGGAGCTGAATTGTCACATAAAATAAGCTCTACTACAAGTTGACCAGTTACAGGGCAAACAGGAGTTGTTACGTTTACATTAGCTTTTGGGTCAGCAGGATTAAAAGCCTCAAAATAATAGTGATCTCCTGTGTTAACTGCTTCTTTCCATGCTTTATTATTATCTAAGAAATAAGAAGGACCTGTTGCAGGATTAACTTGTACTTTTAATATAAACAATGCGTCTGGACCACCAGCAGGAGTACCTAAACCTACTATGTCAAATGATATGTTAAAAGTATCACTTGAGTTAAGATTTGGTAGATTATTAGGAGATACTGAAACGTAATAAGGATTAACTGTTAAATCATGGCTTAAAATAAAAGAATTATACTTTCTTTCAGGATATGGCTTTATGTAATTAGTGCCACCATTCCTAACTTGTGTCCATCCAAAAGCATTGCTTACTGTTGGTGAAACATATTCATATATTTTTAAGTCCCAATTCGTAGCATAGTTTGTAGGGTTTTCAATAGTCTTGTTAAATCTAATTTTGTTATAACCTTTTCTAATTAACTTAAATTGACTATTATCTACAAAATATAATCCTGTATCATTTCCTGAATATCCTTCAATAATACCTTTTACATCAAATACGTCATTACCGCTTATTGTTCCATCACTATTATAAATAGTAACATAATAAGATTCTTGTGCAAACTGAGTTAAAGATACTATATGCCAATTACCATTAGCCTGAAACAATCTTGCTCCAAAGCTTTTAGTTAACATAGTTAAAATCTCTAAACAGTTTAATGTTTCTTGTTTGTCATTAACTATTGTAGCATAATTTATATATGTTTGGTCTAATGGATCAGCGTTTAAATTGCCTGTTCTATTAGTCATCCCTTCGGCATAAAAACTTATACCGCTTATAATATCATAATCTAATGGGTATTCTAACTCTAATAAACAATCCTTTATAAAGGTCATTGCTTTTTGTACTTGTGTTAAGTATATAGTGTTAGGTAAATTGTACTTAATTCTTTCTAGCATACCCAAACCATCTATAGCACTAAAAGACAGTTCTTTTCTACCAGTGTTAAATAAAAACTGTACATCATCACTTATAGACCATCCTTGAAAATCTGTAATACCGCCTGATACAACCTTAACAAAATACTTTCTGTCATTTAGAGTTGTAAAGTTTGGCATATTTTCTATATTATCAGTAACGTCAATAGACACATTTAATTGGCTAACATAAATAGGCTCAAACGTATCATCACTATTAGGTATATATTCTAATTGTAGACCTGTAGCTTGATATTCTATAGTGCTGCCAACATATCCATCTTCGTAAAGATAAACTGTACTACTAACATTACTTTTACTAGCTGTATTTATTATATATTTTACTGCGTATGCCATTACCCTCTTCTAATATTTAATGATGAATTAGACCTTTGCATAGCCAAAACTAAGTCTTGTCCTCTTAATACAAACTGACCATTTCCACCACCACCAATCAAATCTTTTAATTTATCTAAAGGTGCTATAACCTCAGGGTTATTTTGTGCACCTGGATATTCACCCATTAGACCCATAGTAGGTCCTGATACAATACCGCCATTAGCAAATGCCGTAGGATCAACAGCAGATTGCTTAAGTCTATTCTTAATTATAGTACCTAAAGCAACAGCTCCAACACCAGCAGCAATAGCTACAAAAGGATCAGGTGATGCAAAAGCTATTTGTAATAATGTTCCATATTGTATTAACATTTTACCAATGTTAATTAAAGCGTCAGCAAGTAATTTTTGGAAATGTTCAAGAGGCTTTACTTCGCCACCACTTAATGCGTTACCTATATTTTCGCCTAAAGTTGTAAATGAATCAGCTAAAAATCCTGATATAATACCACTTATTCCTTGAGCAGTAGCTTGAAATGTATCACCCAAAGATTCTATCTTGTTGTTCATTTCATCTATTTCCTTGTCTACTGCTGCAACTTGCGTAGGTAATCCAAGTAATTCTAACTTAGCTTTTTCTTCTTGTAATTTCTTTAAGGCATCTTTATAATCTTTTATTTGTAGATTAATGTTATTTCTATCTAATCTTAATCTTACCTTTAAAGCATCTTGTATTTTTTTAATTTCAGCAGAAGTCATGTTTTGATTTATCCTATCAATGGCATCTGCGATATTTTCTCTATTTTGTATTATTAACTTACCAATTTGAATTTCTTTGTCTAATTCTTTTTTTAGTAAATCTTCTTTTAAGTTGTACGTTTGTTTATATAAGTCAGCTATAGTATTTTGATAAAAGGACTCTTCAATAATCCCTTGATTGTACCAAGCTACTAAATCAGCCATTGCTTTCTGAAGTAGTTGTACCTTTTTTAAATCATTGCCCTCTGCATAAGCCAACTGATTATCTAAATTATCTTTAAATAATCTTTGTTCTTCTTCTAAAGCTTTAAGAAAATCTTTTGCATAAGTGTCTTTTGGCTCAGGCTTGTCTTTACCTCCTCCACCACCAGGCAATAAACCTGCTACAAATGTCTTTTGTAATTCAAGAATTTTGCTTTTTACTTTTTCAACAGCACTAGCTGCATTAAGAACAACTTGTTCTTGATTCATCCATTGTCTATCGGCTTCATTTGTATATGTTTTTGTAGCTAAAGATGTTACATCAATTTCTTTACTTAATGTTTGATAATTTAGTATACCATCTTTTACTACAGTTTCAGATGCTTTAGCTGTTTTTTTAGCTTGTCCAGCTAATTCCTTTTCTTTATCTAAAACCTTTACTAATGCAACATATTCATCTTTATAAGCAGCAATAAGAGCCTGATTAAGCATTGCTTCTGTAACCTTCTTAATTGCTTCTTCTGATTTGCCTGTTTTTATAGTATTTTCATCTAACTTTATACCATAATCTTTAAGAACCTTATTTACTTCATTAATTGCATTCTTTCTTTGTAAATCAGTAGAGTTTGCATCTCTTGCTATTTTAACATAATTTGTAAGCAATAATTCGTTAGCGTAATAATCATTTTTAGAATCGCCTAAAGCTTTATTTAAATCTTCTTGTGATTGCTTTAATTCATCAGTAGTTTTTTTAGCTTTAAACATACCCATATCCCAAGCTGTAATAACAGCTATAAGAGCAGATATACCTAAATATATAGGACCAGTCATTTTAGCAAACCCACCAGCAACGGCAGGAAGGTTATTTTGAATACCTCTAAATCCAAATGGCAAATCCTGTATAACTAACGCAAGGTTAGTCCATTGTATATTATTTTTTCGTAAAGAGCCTGTAGTAGCATCTATCCCAGCAGATGTTGGCATTGATGCAGTCATTTTCTTAAAACTAGCACTAGCTGGGTCTATTCCATTTGCAACCAAAGACTGAAAGTCTTTTTGAAGTTTATTAGCAGCAGCTCCTGCTTGTTGTGATGCAGGACCAAATAACTTAATAGCAGCCTCTAGATTTTTAGCGTTCTTTTGAATGTTATTAGCAATTTTTTGGAACTCTTTATCAGTACCATTAAACTGACCAATCATTTGATATAACGCATCATTAACCCCTTGAAAATCGAGGTTTAGTTTTAAGTCTACTTGATTATCTGCCATTATCCTATTTCTTTATATTATCGTATTTTTTTAAGACCTCTTTAAGTTCCTCAGGTGTCATTACCCTCTGTTTTACAAAGTTACGATTATCGCAGTCAAGTGGTAAAAGCTCATGTGGCTTTATCTTTTTCCCTTTTGGAAGTTGTATATTTAACAAAATAGAAGTTTGCCACCTTGCTCTTAACCATTCTTGTTCTTCTTTATGACGGTAACCATACCAAATAAAATCTAACTCAGCCATCGTCATATCCCAAAACAAATGGGGAAGCACTTGGCACTCCCCCATTGTATATCTTTCAATATCAATCCACTCTAATTTTTTTTTACAGCGTCTTTATTAGCTTTTTTGTTAGTAGGTTGTTCAACACCACTATTCATGCTTTCTGCTAAAGAAGCCATAACATCTTGGAACTTCTTACTACCTAATCCACCCATATCATCAATCCAATCACATACTTCAATATCTGTAAAGCTTGGAGTTATTCCTTGACTATACAATGGATATTCTGCCGCAGCTTTTAGCAAATTAGTAATCGCATCTAATGATTGATTACCTGATAATGCTTCCGATATGTCCGATGGTCCAATGCCTTGAAGTTGACAGAATCTTTTTAAAGACCATGTACAAAACCTCATAGGTATTTTAGTCCCATCACTTAGGGATAGTTCGTAATGTCCTCTCATATTTTGGTGTTTTTGGTGTTATTATGCGTTAGTAGCCTGAGTTAATTGACCTTGTCCTGTAAAAGAAGCAGAGTAAGTAACTGGAGACTCCATGTCAGCAGTAATATCTAAGCTTTCTACAAATGCAGAACCAGACCAAATTAAGTCACCTACGATTGGAGTGCTACCGTTAACTGTAGTAAACTTAACTGTAACTACACCTCTACCATTTAAAGCAGAGAAAATATCTCCTACTACATAGTTTGTACCTGTTGGTTCAACTGTAGTAAGACCATCTGTAGTTAAAGACCAAGAACGCAAACCTGCGATTTGATCAGCCCATCCACCACTTGATTTAGTTGTTGCATCTGGTAAGTCAGCACTTACAGATAAAGAGCAAGATGTAGAATGAGCTACAACTTCAGTTCCTACTAGAACTACTAGGTTTGTACCATTAAAAATTCCTGTTGTTGGCATTTTATTTTATTTTAATTTTTTATAATATTTGAGTTACAAAGTGATCCATTGTAATTACTCTTCTGAAAACATAAGATTCGTCTACATAATCAAATGTAGCGATATTGCTTGTCATCTTACGAGTAACTATTTTAAAGTCAGGAGAAGCACTTGGGTAATCAGGTACATTAACGCCTATGATCTCTAACAATTCGTTAGCCCACTGGTCTACCGATTTCTGACCTACTTCACCTGACTTAAGAGTTCTATACACAACATCAAATTGAATAGTAACATCAAAGTTATAACTCTGTTTGTCGCTATTTTCTAAAGATGTTTGACTGCTTATGAGTAAAAACGGAGGCTCTACATCGTCAGGTGCAATAGTATCGTAAACACCCAAAGAAAAACTCTCTGAGGCTAACTTATCTACATAAGCCTTTCTAATAGCTAATCCGCAATCTTTCATTAAGCTTCTGTTTCCTCTTTTACTTCTTCAGGATTTTGCTCCTGAGCAAGTTTTGATAAGAACTGAGTTAAAGGTAAACCATACTTAGTTGGTAATTCTTGGATGAACGCATCTAATTGTTTTACCTGCTCTTCGTTTAGTGTAATTGTCATGGTATTAATTTTGTACAAATTTAGTGAAATATATTTATATAAGATTACCTTACTTTATAGCTTTTTAAGGTTTTTAACAATGTTGCATATTTCTCATCAAAGGTCTTAAAGAAGAATGGTCTATTCGGCATATTGTAATTCCTTAATTTTGAACCTCTAAATTGTGAAGCAAAGCTATTCATTGGCTTTTTAAGGCTAAATTTATATTTAGGAATTCCAAATCCACCTCCTGTACCAAATTCAACATAAGGTGCATATTTAACTGTTTCATTGCCCATAGAGAATGAGGCATACCCATTTTGATATGGAGTTGATGATACGCTTCTAGATAAATTACCAGTTCTTTTATATGGTTTTTTTGCTGTAGAAGGAACTCTAGGCAAGTTACCTGCTTTTGTTGTAGCTTCTATTTCCATAGCTTTTACAGCCTTATTAACTTCTTGTATAGCATAAGCCTTGTACAATTCTGCTGTTTGCTTATACTTATCTCTTATTTTAATTAAAGCCTTAGTATCTACTGTAAATGTAGCCATTATTTAAGGGTTGAGCAACCTATTAAAAAATACTTATTACGATCTTGTTCGTTTATGATAGAATTTATCATATATAACTTATTTTGGAATGTAATGGTCAACTTCTTATCAAATACTTTAGATGTTGTATATCTTATTCTAAATGTAATATCAGCAGCAAAACCATCTGTACCAGCTATATTTGTTCTTGTGTTTGTGTCTGTAACAATCTCAGCCCAGCAAGTATAATAAGCTGCAAGGGTGTTTACAAAACCACCTGCACCGTCAGAAGCTCCAGTCTTACTATTAAAAGTAATCCTATTCATTAATCTTCCTATCATTAGATAATTACATTTATGCGTTTAAATGGCTTCATAAGCTCGTATGCGGTCATCAAATTAGCTGAAGGCTTAGTTGCTTCAACTGAAGATTCTCTGTACTCATATAGGTCTGAAATCATCTTTAAAAGGGCAGTCTTCATTGTTGTAGGAGTAGTAGCGTAACCACAAGTGTAAGTAAATCTAAACTCGTTATCGAAAATGCTAGTCATGTAGACCTTTTTGGTTGTTTCACCAAGCACCTGGTAATCCCCAACAGACATTGCTACCCAAGCTGTGCTATCCCAGTATTCTACTACTGATATAGTGTTTGTAGGAGTGTAAGGTAACTCTATAAAGCTATCTACATAAGCTACAACTCTTAAAGTTCTAGGAGTCATTGCGACACCTGCATATTGCTCAAGTCTTGTTTGAGCTGTATTGATTAAAGATGTAATCAAAGTATCATCTTCACTATAATC